CTCAGTTTTTCAAAAAAGTATCTATCCCTTCTTTTGTAAAAACTTTGTATGGTTGCACGAGATTTACCACCATATCTGTGATAGTCATACTTTGGTTTTGTAAAATGGTTTTTCAATCCAAGGTAGGATTTGTAAGCATCAAAAGGTGTCACTTTGATCATCTACTTCTTCAAAATCAATAATGTCATCAAGTTTTACTCTATGCTCATTAGCAATGAGATACATGTGTTCACCATCTTCTAAACCAAGATACTTAAGATCATGCTCAGGGATATTGTTCTCCCTGATTGCTGCTAACATGCGATGATGCCTAAGTTCTTTGGTGGAAATCATAGTGGGAGTTTAGCACGTGAAGTTCTCTTCAGCAAATTCAACTCCATTGCTTCTGCTTTTAGTTTCTCCTTCAATGGTTTTGATACCAATTTAGGAACTGATTCAACATCAATGCTATTTTGTTCACAGAAAAAAACAATAGCATCAATATATTTCATGTCCCTATTATTGAGAACAATCTTCTCTATCTCTTCACTGAACTTCTTTGAGGAATAGAATTTCTTCTCAATAAGTTCGCTTACAGTTGGTTCAGGCATTTTGCAATTTAAACTCAACAAACTCGCTAATGTAATCTGCGAGCATGTTAATGTACTTTCTTTTGTCATACTCTTCATAAACTTTTACTTCACCATTTTCACATGACATAATGATGACAAATTTCTTTACCATTATACCAGTCATCTCATATAACATGCAAGCGTATGCTGCACATTGTACAAAATAATGATCAATCCAATTTCTNGGTTTTGGTTTCTTGCTGGTTTTGAAATCAATGATTGAAAGTTCTCCTTCAAACTCAGCAATACAATCTACACTACCTGCAACACCCAATTCTTTACTAAACAATGCTTGTTCAATGGCATGAATATTATCAATTTTGTTCAAGTCAGGTTTTGCCTGCTTGAATAACATCTCAGAAAGTGGTTGAACTGTTGGTAGTTGTTGATTCTTTATATAGTGCTCAACCAATGTGTGCATATCTGTGCCACGACTAGTTGATTGTTTAGTAATCTTATTTGCCTCTTCATTACCAACCCTTGCTCTCCACTCTCTGAAGATTTCACGATTGATATGACTAATAATTGAGGTGATAGAAACTAATTTTTGACCATCAGGAGTATCATAATATCTAACCCCATCAATCATTTGTCTACTAAGTGTTGGGTAATCAACTTCAATATGGTTAAACATTACAGTCCTAGTTCAAGTTTTGCAGTTATATATTCCCTAACAAATCCACTTCTACAAATGTCTTCTGCTTGGAATTCAATGGTATCAAAGGAAGGCATGTTACCTAAGATTCTCATAAAATCAATAATACCATTTTTTTCAGTCATTTTGACAAGATCAGTTTGTGTAGCATCACCACAGAACATAATTTTAGAACTTTCACCAACTCTAGTAATTATTGAATCAAGTTCATGGAAATTTAGATTTTGAAATTCATCAACAATCAAAATAGCATTATCAAATGTTGTTCCTCTAATGTATGATGTGCTCCAAAAACTAATAGTTCCTTGTGCCTTCAAGTTATTGTACAACATTTCAAAGGAATTGTCATCAGGCATTTCAAACATGTACTTAACCATGTTCTTATAGGGGATCTGATAGATGTCAGATTTATCCTCATGATCACCAGGCAAGAAACCAATCTCTCTAGTTGGTACAAGGGATCTAACAATGTAAATCTTATGATATGGTGAATTTACATCTAAAACCTCTTGTAGAGCATTGTAGAGGGTGATGAAGGTCTTTCCTGTTCCAGCACACCCATATGCCACCATGTTTTTATCATCAGCATATGACTGAAAGAACCTCTCTTGATTGTCTGTTAATGGTTCAATCTTTTTTGTATAATCAAGATTGATAGGTTTCTTTCTTTTCATTTGCCTGTTACTCATACCAAATGGAACTGGATTAGTGCTGCCAATTCCTGAAGCACCTTTGTTTCTTTTAGCTGGCATAAATTTTTTTTAGGTGAATTTTTTTACTCTTGAACCTGGTGCCTTTGATACCTTATGTAAGACATCATTCCAACCTGGGTTTTTCTTGACAAGTTTCTCTTGCCACTCACCTACTTCGCCAACACCAGCAACACCTGCTTGCCAGTCTTTGTCCCAATCAGGGTTTTCCTGTCTCCATGCATCATAGTTACTCATAGTCATGGAGAGTGTTTGTTTCTCTCCAGTTTTTAAATTAATTACAGGGTATGTGGGCATGAGCCTCCTCCTAGTGTTAATATTTATTACCAATCTAATGCTTGAGAAATTGTTGGGAATTGTTCCTTAAACACATCCTTACAAGCATTAGCGATATCCATGTGTTCTTTTTGTGTTCCATTAGCAGATCTAAGATCTATGTAATGGATCCATGACCGCACTGAACCTGTCATGTACATTCTTGTCGGAACTGCCAAAGGAAGCACCATACGAGCACATTCCTTTGCCACACCTCTTTCAAGCATCTGTTGATACAGTGCCATTGAAGAATCAAATAAAGTCTGCATTTGCAACTCAAGATTCTGACGAACAAAAGGATCAAGATCATCAGTTGAATTTTGACGATTCTTAGTGTCCTGACGTCTCAACTCTGGAAGAGGGATTTTATCCATCAACAGAGATGAATCAGCATATCTTTGTGAAAATTCTTGAAATGTGAAGCTCCTATGACGCAGCACTTGAGCCGCTATTGCCCTAGAAGTTTCAATTTCTAGAGTCAAGAATGCTTGCTCAAAAATACTCCAATGTTTATGCTTAATACAGTATTTAATGAGACCTTCAAAGGAATCATTTCCCTGATTAGAAGGATTGCTTACCCTTGCACAATAAGCTATGTGCTTCTCTGCATCAGGAGTTGCTGAGATAAGTTGTACTTTCATTTCTTTTCTGCTTTTCTAACTTTTTTGAGTTCTTTGATTTCTGCTTTAATAAGTTGGTAAGCTTCTTCTGCTGTAATCTTACCACCCATTTCCATGCAAGTATAGACCTCAACTCTTGTTCCAAAATGTTGAAGGGCTCTTTCAAAAGTATCTAATTCCTCATACATGATCAGTCTGGATAACCATCGTCATCGTTGAATACCTCATCATAGTCTGAGATTGGGACATCATATTTAGTTTTGTTTGTATTGTATGCTTTTACATCAGAGTAAACCTCCGACTCTAATGCATCCACCAATAATTTAAGATTTCTAACAATAAGTTTAAGTTTGTCCTTTTCCATAAAAAAATGGGGGTGTGACCCCCATGTTAACACTATTCAGTTTAATTTGCAATCACTTTACATAAGTGCGACCACGATAGCAGAAGGTTCCATGAGTTTCCTCACCAACCTCATGCACTTTGCAATCAACACCACGATATTTTGTGACATTGATTTGAGCATCATGCAATGCTGCTGCCTTGTCAATTTGCTTTTTAATGAGTTGAAGTGTATTCATTGGTTTACTCCTAAAGTAATTGGATTTTTAGGCCCGTTCCTTTAGTCGTTTGCGTCCCAGTAATCATCACACTCAGGTACAGATTCCTTTACGGTTTCTACTAACTCCACCACTATACGTGGTGATAGTTCTGATGTGTTTTTTCTGATTTTGAAGATTAATGCATCAGCATCAGAACACATCATACTTGAAGTGAGTAATAAATCAAACATGGGATGAACGCTCCGTTCCGCGACTTACTTGCGTCCCCTAAGGGATGAACGACAGGTCTAGTATAGACCTCATGGCTTATTTAGTCAAGTAGTTTTGTAACTTGTGATACAATTTAAGATTTTTTTTCTAATTGAGTCTTATTAAAAATAACCACCCTCTCACCATCATGAGAAAAAACTAATTCATCATCTGGATCCCAACACAACTCCTCATAGAGTGCATTTAGTTTTTCCATATCTTCATATAAAGCATTTGGATTAGTCATAATTTGTACCTGTCAACATTTCTTTTTCTTTCATATAATTTAGTGTTTCTTTTAAAGTGCCAATGTGTTTAGCACCAATGGCTACCTGAGGGTACTCAGAATCTTTGCCAAATTCTGCTTCAAATGCTCTTTGAGTAAAGTGTTCATTTAACTTGTACTCTTGAAACTCCCCACCTAATGATTTTAATAATGATGCTACTCTTTCACATTCTTGACTACCATTACTATAAATTACTGCTATCATCTTCCTTGTAGGTAATTGAGATTTTTCTTTTTTCTGTACCTTTATGATCAACTAAAAGAGAATGCTGAACCTCTGCATTCAAAAGTTCAGCAATCTTTTCCACTAAGTTATTTACAATATTCAATTCAGTTACTTTTTTGCCAGTCATCAATTTCTTCTTGAGTAGGAACAATAATTCTGAAGGCAAGTCCTTCTTCTTCAAACTCCTTATTCATCTTTTCGTATGTCTCAGGAGTAATCTTTTCAGTCACGCTGCCTCCAGTCATCAGTCTTCTCTCTACTGAACCAGTCTACAATTTCATCTGCACTGTGGAATCCTGTTCTGTGATTAGATGGATCAGGATCCCCAAGGTCCATCTGATTCATAAAATCATCAAGACCTCCCTCTTGCATTTCAGGATTACTTGCTTTTCTACGTGCCTTTCTAAGAATAGATGCAGCACTTTGATTAGATTTTGCTAATTTATTTGCCCAAATCATATCGTCCAATGAAACTTCATCTCCAGAGACAATCTTGTTGCAGATTGCCTCTAGACGCAATCGATATTGGGTAGAAAGCATACGCTACACTCCTGCTAGTGTATTTATTTTAATGGGTTACCATTTTTGTCTAGTAATCCTAACTTTTTGATCTCTGTAATATTTGATTTTTGTTTCTTTCTGAGTTTTTTGTATTGCTTAATTAGTTTATCAATCTCCTGAGTATTGATGTTTACTTTCAATTCATCTTCAGATTCAACAAAACCAAGTCCAGATTTTTCACTCTCATCTCTGTCATCAACATAGTCATTGATGACTTCCTGTATCTCATCTCTTATGAGTTCGTTGATTTGATCTCTAATTTCTTCGTCATTCATTTTTCTTTCTTCTTTGGTCCAGCATTCCAGAGTTTTGGACTGATTCTACCTTCTGATTGAACCATGTTTACAAAATCTTTTTTATATTTGTCATAATAATGGTCAAAAATTTCAACCTGTTTATTTGACATGACTAAATCAAAATGTGTCATTCCATCTTGCAGATACTCAACAAGAAATGCATTGTTGGGAAGACTTTTGTCTTGAGCAAGTGTAGGGTCACAATCTGAATTAATGATTTTCATTAGATTCAACTTCTACCTCCCCATTCAATATCAGGATAAGCACCTTCCACAGCACTCTTAGTAATTTTATACTTTGTGCCCAGATTCTTATCCTTAACCAAACAAATAATCTCTGCTTCCTCTGGATGAAGACCCTCTAATAGTTGAATGAACATGCTCTCCCTTCTTGTTTTGGACAGACTATCATTTCCACCCTTGACATAATGGTAGAGATTTCTCCACTCTTTTCTCAAAGATGTATGATCTGTTCCAATAGGAGCTTCATTTTTGTTAAAGGGAACTTCACCCTCTGGAAGCATGGAAACTACAGACTCATCAAAGTTCCAAATCAAAATTGCAGTAAGTGCTTCTGATCTATGTTCTTTAAGAAGTTCTGTCTTCTTTGCTACTGTGCGTTGCTTACTTACTGCCTCTAAAATCTCATGGATAAAGGGATTAGGTGGTAGTTTCTTAGCAACACTAATTGTCTTCTTCGAAGTTGTCTTCTGGGGCATTTTCAAACCTCACTGATAAAATTTCATCTGGTATTACTTGTCCATTTTCATCAAACATCTCTGGATGTGTGGGTATAAAACATGAGTTTCTTTCATACACATATTCCTTAACCAGATATCCAATTACTCCTCCAACAAAAAGAAATAAAACTGAAATGATTGATGATAGTGTTAGGGTGACTGCTAACATTTTACTTTCCCCTCTTACTTGCTTTTTTGATGTCAAGTGAAAGTTCAAAGAAAAAATGAATCTCCCTTCTTAAGAAGGAAATCATTTTACCAACTTTCACTTGGAAAGTTTTTGGTTCTGAAATCCTCCTTCTATTTCTTAATAGCAACTCAACCCCTCGATTTATTCTTAAGGTATCGTTACTTTTGCCTTTATTTAGTGAATTTTTTTCTTCTCCCTGGTCTTCTGTCATAACTATACCTCTGTGCATCCTCCAAAATTCCATTCAAATACTTTCTTATCTTACGAGCTTCTGGTTTGCCAAGGTATCCATAAGCTTCTCTCAATTGTTTATGCTCACTATCAGATCCACCCTTAATATATTGATCTAACTCACACACTATATTTTTAATATTCTGTGCTGCAGTGCTCTCTATAAATGAATCAACTGTTTTTTTAGTTGCTTTTTTTCCTTGGAGAAATTGATAGAAGTTAAGAAGAAATTTTCCCTTGAAAGAGTAGTCTAATGCTCTTTCAATGATTTCGTAAGACTCTTCATCCATTACACGTAATTATTTTCTCTCAGATATTTAACAGTTTCAGTACATCCACCAATGACAACATCATTTCTTTTCACTTTTGGAAATGTTGCATTTTGACCAAACTCTTTATAGAAAGAGATTTTATCAAAATCTCTATTAAGTTTGTATTCAACATACTTTAACTCTGCTAACTCTAACACAGAAATAACTTTTGTACAAAATGGACATCCACTTTTGCTGTAGACTGTATATACTTCATTCATATGATTAGTATGGGTATAAGAATAATTAGAACTGAAATAAGAAATCCCCCCACTACATTTAGCAGGGGGTGAAAACTATCTGGATCTTCCTTCATTGATTGTTTAAGTGATGAGCAACTAAATCAGGATTTGGTTCAGATGGAGCAAAAGGACTCCTGTCAAGGTTCTTAATAACAATGAACGCATCCTTGTTATATTTAACAGTTCCTTTAGGTGACTGCCACTTCTTATTATACTCTTCACCTACATCAATTCCAGAGACACTTGTTCCACCAACCTCAACCACAATATTGTCTTCAATGTCCCATCCAAGATCATTCATCTT